GGTGGACCCTGCATCTTGTAGTTGACGAATGGCAGTGTTGCCGCATTGGTTGTAACCGTTGCCAGAAGGGGCAGGGCTACAGTAAAGAAGTTTTGCACTAAAATTAATTGAACTCTACATCCGAATAGAAGGGGGGTACACCCAACCTCTCAGTGGGCACCTTCCTCGGCTCTAAATGTCACTCAAGATCTCATGACGAAAAAACCCACCATTTAGGTGGGTTCTTACATTATAAGTTATTATTTAGATTCTGTCAAGATTTACTCATTCCACCATCCTTCTTGTTTGTGAATCCAAATTTTTAAATCTTTAACATATTTTCGCAATATGTTTGCCTGCTCCTCGTGCCAAAAATCACCCGTCTCCATAAAGAGACGGGTGTGATTATCTATGGCTTTTAGGATCTGATGAATGGGAGCATTCCAACACTCTCTCTTAGGAGTGTTCCATTCTCTGGGCATACATACTCAAATGTGTGAAGTTTGTTTTTATGAATAATGTCAACTTGACATAGTTTTGGTCCAATAACTACATGACCAGCAATCAAAATTTCCAATATCATTACTTTTTCTTTCCTCCATTTTTTGCCTTCTTGGCAGTTGCATTACCTTGATTCTGTTTCTTATTATTGGCAGAACCTTTCTTACCTTTGTTTGGGGATTTAGACATCAGAGGTCTCCTCTTTGGAATGGTTTTTCTTCATCAACCTTTGCCTCAAGTGCTTCCACTCTTTCTTCAAGGGTATCACCATATCCAGTATCTACTAAAGGTAGTTCTTCAGTTCTATTCTGAACGGGTTCTTCCCAAACAGGTTCCTCTCTTACGGGGGGAGGTGGAGGAGGAGTTTCTACAAACTCCTCTCTACGGGGTTCTGTTTTTTTATCATCGTCATCATCATCTCCACCCTTCTTCATAGTGTTAATGCCAAATGTGGCAGCAGATGCTGTGAAGACAGTAGCAATAAATGTAGGGTCCATCTTAGATAGAGCCCCAGCATAACTTGCTGTAAGTAGAGCAGCAGACCAACTCAAGATTAAAATACGAATCAAAGTGCTCATTTTATTCTCTTTGTTCTTATTCATCAATCCGCGTGATGATTTCTTTTAATATTTAGTCGAATCAACCTTTTTTCCACGCTTCACCTTCCGCCTTTCTTCTACGTGCCAGACCTGCTTCTACATTAGAACCAGGATTACGGTAGAGGAATAGTGCGTCAGGAACTAAATCCCACTCCTTATTCTTAAGTCGCTTAGTAATGGTATTAAAGTTATCCCCACCGTAAAAACCAGCACCAAGATTGTAAGCAAAAGATAATAGAGCACCTCTTTTACCATCTGACATTTCATTCCAATGTGGGATTTTGCGGAGAGCGGGAAGAAACTGATTCTTACACTGACTAATCAGAAGTTCATCTGCTTCTGCCTGTGTAATACTATCTCCCATTTGGAATGGTTGCCCATTCTTATTTCTAGTTGAACCCCAACCAATAGTGATTGGAAGTCCACCAGTCAAGGGATCGGGATATGCATTTAAATGACATCCCTCAAATTCTTTGATTAACTTGATGCCCATCATAGGTACATCGTCACTTCCAGTTTGGGCAGCACCAGCAGAAGGAGCTGCCCCTTCTACTTTCCCAGTGGTTTGCCACAGTGAGGGCAAACATCTTCAGCAGGTGCAGATGACCCAGAAGCAGACTTCTTGCCTCTGTAAATATCTGCCCAATCAGCATCATCTTCAAGATAATCATTTGGAAGATTATCTTCTAACCATTGAACTGCATTAACATGACTTGGATTTCTGTCATCATAAAACTTAAAAAAGTTATGAAGGTCTACTCTTGCCATTGTCTTCTCCGAAATACCTTTGATACAGTTGATTTGCTTCTACATGTCTCCCACTATCAGTGAGATCTTTTATCACCTTGAGCATTTTGCGATTAAAATTAGTCGAAAATCCTACCCCATCCATCGTTGCCTCCTGGACACCAACGGTGCTTAAGAACTGCTTTAGTATAGATTGTTTTCTTGCCGTTCTCAACAGGACCACTATAATTATCGTTTAGTGATCCGTATGGGTCATTGACGTAGTATCCTTTTCCATCTGGGGTTTTACCAATGACGACACACATATGCCCACCAGTAGGTGCAGATAGAGAACCCCTATGGAGTATGCCAATAACAACGGGCTTCCCAGCGTCAATACTTTTATCGATATCAGCAAAAGATAAATTGTAACTAAAGTGTGACTTAACTCCATAACCCGCCAGAACCTTTGTCTGAACAGCGTGGTCCGTTGTATCACCAATTGCGAATACTTTCTTAACGTATTCGTCGTCACCTTTAATACTTCCTGGTTTGAGGAAAGCAAGACACATAGCACACGATGAAGAGTTGCAAGTTCTATGTGCATCTCTGTAATTGTCTACCTGATTAAAATAAGGTACTGGAAGAACTGGTGGAGTTGGTGGTTTAGTTCTAAAAATACTCACCCAATCACATTGAGAGTCATCCAAATATTTTTCTGGAAGATTATCCTCCAACCACTGAACCGCTGCAACGTGGTTGGCGTTCTTATCATCATAATACTTAAAAAAGTTATGAAGATCTAAGGTCATTGGATATTACTTAAAACACACAGTATTTATAAAAAAAGCACCCTTTTCGGGTGCTTTGAATCATACGTTTGCGGTTTCTCTTACAGTTGATTTTACATACTCCAGAACCATTTCAGGAGTAGTTTCTTCATAAGGATCATCCGAAGCATTATCACGTCTGCCTGGTTCTTCAAACAGTTTCTCAATAATACCTTTATCTACAACAGCAGCATATCTCCAGGAACGCTCACCAAATCCAAGATTAGATTTGAGAACTAGTTGTCCCATAGAACGAGTAAAGTATGCATTGCCATCTGGAATCAATTGAACTTTTTCAATTCCTTGATCACGAGACCATGCATTCATTACAAAGGCATCATTCACAGAGATACAATAGATGGCATCAATACCAAGTGCTTGGAACTCTTCATACTTCTCTTCAAAACCAGGAAGTTGATATGCAGAGCATGTAGGAGTGAATGCACCAGGAAGTGAAAAAATAACCACACGCTTCTTATCAAACAATTCTGAAGTAGTGCGAGTTACAAACTCACCGTTCTCACGAAATTGAAATTGTACTTGTGGAACTTGATACTGTTCTTTACGCATTTTTACTTCTATCATTTTAGTTAGTTGGATTATAGGCAGGAATCATTTTGCCACCTTGATGGTCATCGTCATCATCAGTATCATTTCCATCAAAAACAATAAGTGCTAAAATAAATGCTAATAAAACTGATGAGACAATTTCCGTCAACATGTCACCATACTCCAGGAATAATTTGTCCAGTGGCAGCATAGCTTCCCATCGCTGCAATAATACCAATCATTGCTGCCCAACCGTTAATACGTTCTGCTTTTTCGTTCATTGTTTTTCTCCTTGATAAGGGTGTTTTTGTTTAAGTTCAGGATTAGGGATAGATTCCTGTTTTGGTGAACGTGTTTTATTTTTGATTACAATAAAAGCATCGTTCTGATAAGTGACTGTTCCAAATGGTTTTGCCCATTTTGGATTAGCATTTGGACTTGTAGCAGTTCCTGTGACTGCTAAACCACCAATTTCAACTGAAAGTTCATCATCACTATTCCAGTTTAGTTTCTGGAGGGCAACTCCAAGTTGCCCAAGCATATCAGCACTCATGAATTGTGATCCTTATTTTGTTTAATCTTATTGTAACCCCAAACTGCTAGGGTTCCAATACCAATACCAACTACACAACAGATAATCATATGTTCAATGTGATGATGCATTATGAAACATGTGCTGTGCCAATCATACCAGCACCTTTGTGAGGAGCACACCAGAAGGTGTAGTCACCAGCATCAGTGAAGGTAATATCAAAACTCTCACCAGGAGCGAAGATAAGACCTTCGTGGGAGAGTTCAGGGTGATCCTCAACAATAACATTGTGAGGGGGGAGCATACCATTGACAAAGTGAACGGTATCTCCTGCTGAGATGGAGATTTCAGATGGTTCAAACACAAGGTTACCACCAGAACCCATCGTTACATCAACTGCCCAGGCAGGAAGGGCAAGGAACATTACTGCCAGAAATGCGAAGAGTGCTTTCATGATTCTTTCTTAGTGAAGTAAACAGCACCGCCAATAGCAATGGCAGTGATAACACCGACCAGAGTGGCGATACCAATCACAGGTTTTCCTCCTGCTCAGTAAGAATCACACAATCGCTGGTGGGATATGCCACACAAGTAAGCACCCAACCATCAGCAATCTGATCGTCGTCAAGGAAGGACTGCTCCTCATTATCTACGGTGCCAGAGATGAGTTTTCCTGCACAAGCCGAGCAAGCACCTGCTTTACACGATGAAGGAAGGTCAACACCCGCTTCTTCAGCGGCTTCAAGAATGTATTGGTCGTCTGGACACTGAATAGTAGTTTCGGTGCCATCGGGGGATTGAAGAGTAACGTTAAAAGTAGTCATCAGTAAGTTTCAGATAGTTGATTAACTGAGTGTGCCAACAAAACAAAGAAGGCAACACTTGTGATTGTAAAGATTGTTTCGGTCATTTTCTGTCTCCTAGAATACTAGTGGAAACCTACACCAGACATCCAACCTTCTTGGAAGTTTTCTGAACCTCCCAAAGATGGTAGAGGATCAAGTGATAGAGTTGTAGCAACATTTTGTGTTGCGATCTGATATAAAACCTCATGAATGTTTTCTGGTTCTTTGGGTTGAGGTTCTTCATACTCAGGAATTAATTGCAAATCTGCCTCTGCCTGGTCTCTTGCTTCTTTCAAAGCAACTGACTTTTCTGTAAAGGGAGCAGGACCAAACCAAGGGTCATCTTCCAATACTTCAGGGGCAGGAATACCAACGTAAGTCAGTTTCATCACTTCTTCAGAGAACGCCGAAGAACAGTTTACCAGTAAATGCATAAGAAATCAAGGCTGCTACGAAACCCATCATGGCAGTACGACCATTGAGACGCTCTGCCCTCTCAGCATAAGGTTCAATACCATAACGCTCAAGATCTTCCTTGGTCATATACATGGAAGGCTCTTTAGCCCACATATTCACTTGTCCAAACTCGTTTTTTGTTACAGTCATTTTCGTTTTATTACGAATTGTTACACAATTATATAGCAAAAAGAAAGAGGGGTCAAGCCCCTCTTGTTATGAATTCCTAACTAATCTTAGTGTGGACAGTTAGGTTCTTCGTATGTTGGTTTTCAGAAGGTGTACTTCACACCAACTTTGATATTGCTGGCAAGGTCAGCATCAGTGCTGATTGCAGCATACTCACCATAGATACCCAGGTTCTCGGTAGCAGCGACGGAAGCACCGATCTTACCAGAGATCTGAACATCAGTATCACCACCATCAGGGGTTACCAGAGCGGGACCAACTTGACCGTAGTAGGTGACTTTGCCAGAAGTTCCTTCATAACCGATATGTGCTTCGGTTACGGTGCCAACGTAGTCACTACCAGTCAGACCAGTGTTTGCTTCTACATTAACATAAGGGCCAGCGAACGCAGCGGTGGCAAGGAAAGGAGCAGCTGCAACAGCTGCGATTGCGGATTTAAACATAATAGTACCTCTATATTTTCTCGCAGAATAATATCTGCGGATGTAAGGAGTTTCGACAAACTCCGTTTAATTCACGTCACTTAGCGAGTAGTTGAGGCTTCGTCACGTCAATGTATTTATTTTAACATTCTCTTTGGGATCGTGTCAAGTGTTTTCTTGGGGTTGGGTAGCAGAATTCTCAGTCACTCTACCAAGATATGGGTCATAGTTCATATAATCTTTAATATCAATACTCGCACCATTTTGTTGCCAAAAATTTGACTGAGCTTCATAGTTACCTTTATGAAAAGCATCAACATGCTCAGGATGAATACTAGATCCCAGTTCCGTTCTATAAAGAAGTAGAGGAATAGAAAAAGTATTTCCTGAATTGTAAATCAAATCATCAGCAACAGGTCTTGGCTTACAACCATTGTCAAGTTTATACTTTTCTCCACGGCAATGTAGCCTAACAAGTTTTTCTGCATGATATCTATTAATTACATAGCAAGCTGTAGAGAAATCATTCACAAATCTTTTGTGTAGTTTTACATGAATATCACCGGTACAGATGATAGCAATTTGAATTACATCATAATCATATGGAAAATGTGCGTAGAAATCATCCCAAGTAAAGTTCCAATAACGAACAAGATCTAAACTACAATCATCTTCCATGATGACAGCATAAGGACTATCAGAAGTTTTTAAGTAATGCTTAAGTGCTTTAAGATGTGAAGTAGTACATCCAATCTCTCCAGAACTCATCATTTCAGGATAACGACCTATAAGAATATCACTCAGGTCATCTTCTCTACCATCATAGGCAGAGATTCTCTCGTAGGTTTCAATTTCCCAATATTTAAATTGGGACTCCATATACTCTCTTCTTTCTGGTTGATCATCAAGATTTAAGTAATAAATTGGACCAATATTTTTAAGTTTATACGTTGATTTGTTTTTGTTCATATTACTATAGTTAATCATAAAACTTCCCAATGTTCACAATAAAGATCTTTAGTATTTAAATGAGAGTTATTTGGACCAAACCATTTAGATGGAGCAATAACTTTGCCACAATTAGCTAACCATGCCCCCCACCAAGAAAAAGTAGAATTAGCAATAATAAAGTCACTACATTGAGTCATCATGTATAGGTCATGATAAGGACCTGCGGAAACTGAAACAATAAATCTGTCAGAAGCAAACAATTCTTGTTTCATACACCACTGAGGATCATCACTAAAAATAATTACCTGTCTGTTAGAATCAAATTTACTTAGAGCATTTTCATAATAATCTAATTGTTGATTGTAGTGATTATCAGAGTTTATTAAAAAATCTCCTCTACGAATGTGAAGAGCAATAGGATTATCAAAACATTCATCAATAACTTCTTTACACTCATCAACAATTTGTTTCTTAAATATAAATTGCTCTCTAATCTCTCTAACACAGTGCTTAAAGTATTTCTCAGTTTGAAAAAATCCGTATAACGTAAAATTGTCTCTTTTATCTAGATTAAAAAAACTATTATTAAATTCAAATTCTTTTTCAGGAAAAACATTATCTGTCTTAAGTAATCCAATATTGTCTGGTTTGATATCAAAACAATCAAATAATTCAATTCTCAATTTATTACCAAGACTATCAACAATAACTTCATTATGATCTGGAATAATAAATGGAACTCCAAGTTGTCTAGCAACACCTAAGGTTGCTGCATACTGAAACATTTGATTTCCAAGTTGTCCCAATTTGCCAAGATAATTAAATCCAATCACTTTAGTCTCCTTTTTCAATACGAATGCTATCTTCATCAAAATGTTCTGTAGAAAACTCAAACATTTCAGTGTCATCCAATGCAAACATTCTATGCCTCATACCAACGGGAACATGGAATTTGTCACCAACAAATAATTCTTTTACATTTGCAAATTCAAATACATCATCCCAACTATAATATACAACAAGTTTTCCGCTGCGAACATAAAAAACTTCATCCTTTTTCTTATGATAATGCCAAGAACATTGCTTTCCTTTTGCAAACCAAAGAATCTTCCCACAATAAAGAGGACTATTAACAATCCATTTTTCATATCCCCACCCCTTAGAGACAAACTTCACTGGATCAGATTGCGAAGAAATCATCAGAATTAACTCCCTTGTCGTCAATGTAATAATCTGCAGAAGGTTTTCCCAGAAACAATTGATTATATCTACATCCCCAGTTTTTTAACTGTTCTTCAGTAAATTTATAAAACTCTTTCTTTGCCAGGTCCGCATTGTCTTTGTACCGACCCATTCCTCTGGCAGTAAGGTAGACGATGGTATGTCCCTCGTCATACAATTTATTTATTTTATCAATTCTAGATTGAATTGGTAATGCTTCAGTATAACGAGACTCCTCATTCTTACCCGGAATGCAAATAGTTCCATCAATGTCAACGACGTATCTCATAATTTTTTTAATCTATCAATAATTTTAGTTGAAGAATATCCACCAACACGATTAAAGAATCTCACTTCTTTAGCATATTTTGCGCCGACGACTTCACCATTTCTCCAATCACCACCAACAACCAATACATCTGGATTATAAAACTGAATAAGTTCTTCCAGTTCAATCTTGCTATTAAAAGTATGAATAGTATCAATATACTTAATTGCACTAAGAATAGAATATCTGTGACATAGATTATTAATTGGTCTTTCTGGGCCCTTATCTTTTCTGACCTTTTCATCAGTATCCAAACCAACAATCAAACGATCACCAAGCGATTTGCATGATTTAAATAATTCAATATGCCCTGGATGGAGAATGTCAAAGCATCCATTTGTCCAGATTGTTTTCATTTTAAATAGTCCTCTATAGTAGTAAATTTATAATCACCCCACATAGGTTTTGCACAAGTATAATCCTGATACTTACCCTTTAAATGATCTGGGAATGGAATATATTCTATCTCACCATTATACTTATTTGCAATACATTCTGCAACATGCTGAAAACTAACTGGATTACTAGTTCCCAAATCATATATACCTGACTTTTTTTTATTGTTAAGAACTAGGTCAACAATATCATCAACACATATAAAGTCTCTTAAAAATTTATCAGAACCTTCAAACAGTTTAAGTTTACCAGTCTCCTCAACTTGCTTTGCAAACTTACTAACTGGGCTTGCTTGGTCACCTTTATTTTCTTCACCATCACCATAAACATTAAAATATCTAAATCCTTGAATTAAAGAGAACTCTTCAATATGGTCCTGAACCCAATAATCAATCTGCAACTTTGAGATAGCATAATAGTTTAGAGGATTTACAATGCCATAAAGATTTCCATAAACTGATGCTGAAGACGCATACTTTACCGGTATTGAATACTTTATTGCATAATCAAATAACTTTAAAGTATAATCAACATTTAGTTTATGAATCTTACTAATATCAGTTTCAATTGTTGAAGATATTGCTCCTTGATGAATAATCAAAGTTACTTCTTTCCACCTATCAAATGTATCAAAAAAAGTCCAGCAATTATCAATATCTAATTTAATAGTCTCTTGATATATTTTCTTTGAAAAATTCTTTCCTATAAATCCAGAAGACCCTGTTAGAATAATCATATGACAGTCACACCTCTTTGTTTAACTACACTAGAAGCACATATATTTGCAAATTTTATACCTTCAACAATATCACCTGTTTCAAAATATTTTACAACCAGAGCAGATAAGAAAGTATCGCCTGCTCCAGAAACATCTTTAACTTCTACTTTCTTTACTGGATACATATTACCTTGAAACTCGCATCCATCCGATCCCTTAGTTCTAATAATTTTTGAAAGAAGATCTTTATTAATAAATTTTTTTGAATTGTTAAACTCATAATCATTTATTTTAATAAAGTATGCATTGTTAATCCAGGGTCCTATTGTTTTTTTAGTATCAATAAAAACTTTTGGATGCTTAGAACATATTTCTGAGATGTCTTCTTCATTTAAAAATCCACGATTATAATCCGAGATAACAATAATCTCATAATCATAATCAATTTTACTTATATCAATTCTCTCAATATCATGAGGAGAATCTACCCTGAAAAACATGTGATTACTTTTTTGATCAACATATCTTGTTTTAGTAATATTAAACCAACTATTATTTGTAATCAAATCACATTTATCAGTAAGACTTTTAATATTTCTATAAACGTTTTTAGCCATTCCAGGATTTTCATTTTGATCCTTAATATTCAAGACCGGAACTGGAACATCAGGCGCTAAACGAATAGCATCGCAATAAACAAATACGTCCAGACAACTCTCACCAATTACTAGAATTTTATTTTTCATCAATATCTGGACTTGCGTTCGATGATAATTGCTGGTCTTCCACTTTCCTTTGCACCCCTAAAGGCATTAATGACATCCGATCCAGTTACAGGATCAATAACAGGAAAACTTACCGACTCTCGGAACATATTTGTAAAGTCTTGGGAATGAGTGATTCCAGAATAGAATGGTCCAGCATCTGCAGTGACTGCGCGAATGATTACAGGAACTTTATACTCCCCGCGAGAAATCCTTTCAATCTTATCAATATGATTGATAATTGCATCTGCTGCAACCAACATAAAGTCGTGACGTTCAAAGTAAACCACAGGGATGAATCCCTCAAACGACATTCCAATAGCAAGTCCTGCCATTAGATTTTCTGCTACAGGTGTTTCTAGTTTTTGTTCATCTGGAACATCTTTAAGGGTGCCAATCGCATTTCCATAAAGAACATTGTATCCAATAAAAATAGCACCTTGCTCTCCAAGTTCAGACATTGACTGAGACATTGCATCTTTATATGAAAGATTTTTGTCAACATCATAAGTAGGATATACAAACTCTTTAAGTGGTGGAAAATATTCTTCATCAGTTTTCTTATACTTCTGTGCTGCACCAAGATCAATCATACCTGGTTTGCGACAGTGTGGATATGTGCATTCATATTGATAACGAATGACTGATGGAGAATTCCAAACCGGATGTGCAGTCTTTCCCCAACGATCAGAATTAGATGCCTCACACGATCTATCATTACTTTCAATTACAAAAGTGCATGGTAGTTCGTGACCATCAACATAACGAACAGCTTCTGATAGATGACCATTATCTTCTGTACCATCTCCAACAAAACACCAGACCTTCTGCGATGATCCTTTGCGTTTAAGTGCCCACGCAACACCAGCAGCAATAGCAGGAGTTCCTCCAATAATAGCAGAAAGGAAGAAGTTGCGTTTACGATCATAAACAAACATACTTCTACCATCTTTAATTTTCTCCTCAAGTTCTTCAGGAGGAATACCATGCAATAATGCATGATAATGATTTCTATGATTAGAGATTACATAATCCCCTTCTTTGATATCTTTAAAGATATCAATAAGTTGATCCTCATTTCCTCCAGAAAGGTGAAAAAGAAATGGCAACTGATTGTCCAAATAAAGATCACCAATCCTATCTTCGAAAGCAATCAGTTCTTCTTTTGTCCAAACTTTTCGCATCAGTTTACTCCTATTTCAATAATGATTCTACCAGCATTTCCACTTCTAAGCAAGTCAAATGCTTCATTAACTTGTTCTAATTTAAATCTATGCGTAATAAATGATTCTATATCTAACAACCCTTCTTTATGCATACGAACATATCGAGGGATATCTTCTGTGGGATTAGTCTTACCACCTTGAGTTGCTTTGATGGTCTGGCCCAATCCACTGAAGAGATTGACTGCATTCATAACCTCAACACCCCTACCAGGTGCAGGTTGTCCAACAAGAATCATGCGACCCTTACCAGATAATTTAGACACGCAAGCACTGATGACTTCTGGAATGCCTGTGGTGTCAATAATTACATCAACTTTCTCATCGATATCAGCAATATCATCAACAAAAATTGTTGCTCCAGCAACAAAACATAGGTTTCTCTTGTCAAAATTTTTCTCTACTGCGTAAATGGGACATGCACTTTTCATTGCAGCACCTTGAAGTAGGTTCAAACCAACGCCACCACATCCAACTACAGCAATACTCTCGCCAAATTTTAAATCAACTTCATTATCAATGATACCCATCGCAGTGGTGAGAGCACATCCAAGAATTGCACATAGTTCAGGTGGAGTATCATCTGGAACTACAGTCACACGGTTCTCAGAAACAATAGAATATTCGCTCAAGGTGGTTACCTTACCACTACTCATATTTTTGCCGTCAAGAACGTATGAAGGGAAAGGTGATTCAATACCTGCACCAGGTCTCCAGTGCATTACAACCTTATCACCAACTTTTACAGTAGTAACACCAGGTCCAACTTCTTCTACAATACCACAACCTTCATGTCCCATTAAATGCGGGAGAAACTTTGCATTTCCTTTATAACCTCTAATTTCATGAAGTTGAGCACCACAAAGACCACTTACTAAAATTTTGACAAGGACTTGTCCGACTTTTAATTCTGTAAGTTCAACATCTTTAATTGCTAAAGGAGAATCTATTTCTTCAAGAATTACTGCTTTCATTTCTTTTTCTTAAAATTAATTCATTAACATAGTGATTTTTTTCAGAGATAAGATCTATGATTTGATCTGCAACCTCATCTACTTTCATTAGAGAATCGTAATTTGATCTACTCTCCGTCATTCTTGTTTGAAAAGCCCCAGGATAAACATCAATAATTTCTACACCAGTGCCAATTGCTTCTATTTGAAGTGACTTTGAAAATCCTTTTAATGCAAACTTAGTTGCAGAATATATAGTTTCATTTTTAGATGGATAAATTCCAGATAAAGAGTTGATATTAATAATCAAACCATTACTCTTTTTTTTAAAAAACTTATATGCTCTCTTAAGCATAAGAATTTGTCTTGTCAAATTAACATTGATGATTTTTTCTATAAGTTCGTCAGATATATTTTCTACTGGTCCGTTACAATATACTCCAGCATTGTTTATAAAAACATCTGCATTTGATTTAACAAGATAGTTAAAAAAATTATCCGGAAAGTCTAAATCAGTAATGTCTCCAATCAAACCAAAGTCACCTTTCCTATAATGGGGAAATACTATATGTTTATGGGACGCACTTTTTTGCAGTGCCTTACCCAATCCAGACCCACACCCAGTAATAACAATGCTTTTCATTTAGTTACAATATAATTTACATAGTCAAGATAGAATGCACCAAAATGCAATTCATTATTCAACCACCTTTTCATATTATTATGAAGTGTCTCTGAGACAAAAATGAAGATATCAAGATCTTCTTTATATGCTTTAATAGCACTGGCTAAAGAAGTTGATCCGCTATGCAATCCACATAATCCACTAGAAGAATACATAAGATCACAATAGTGAAAAATAGATTTTACCATGACTTCATCATCACAGTCAACTTCAATTTTTTGTCCACTTATATTTTTTTCAAATTTAATAGATACAAATTTTTTATTTGAATACTTGTTTTTTAAATTTTGAAATGATTCTTTGACCTTTCCAATATCATATCCATTATCAATCCCGTCAAACTTTAAACTGGTTGCAGTAAAATCAACAAGTATAGAATCTTCGTAACTTTTTATCTTATTTGGTTGATAGTATATTTTAGGATATTTATTCTTAGGTTCTAATCCATGAGCAAGTTCCCAAGAACTAATCCAATTATTATTACAATTTAAAACTTTGATTTGGGGGGTGTCTCCTGCATTCCACCCCCCAGTTTTATGTCCCTTAATGTAAGGATTCAATCCCCAAACCAAATCATAAATTTCATTATTTCTAAAATTACTGCTGCTCAATAGATAAGTTTCTCTTCCATATTGCTTGTAGAATTCTTCCGGAAGAGTAGAAAATTGAAGTTGATCTCCTAGTCCCCCATTCCATGCACCGAGAATAACATCAAGACTTTTTTTCATAATCTCCAGATAATTTGATATCCATCATAAAGACACTCTGCACCAATATTATTCATAAAATCTTCAACGAATGTTGCCTTTCCACCTTGAGCAAGAGTTGCTCTATATTGATCAAAGTTTGGAGTATTAAGATGATCATCTACACAAATAATAGATCCTTTTCTTAAGTTCTTCATCACAGCACACAATTCTTTAAGATGATGTTTCTGTGATGGGATAGGATTATTTGGTTCAAAATCATAAGAGTCCAAATAAAGAAAATCAATTTTCTTTTTCTCAGGGATACTCCACAGAAACTCTACAGAATCTGAGCAATAAACAGATGTCCTTCCTGAGACCATACTTCTTGCATGTTCTACATTATTTGCATTAATATCTACAGATACAACTTCACCGTCATAAAAATTTATAAATTTATCAAAAATAAAAGTTGAAGCTCCATCATCACCAAAAGCAAGTTGGCCATGGTCTGCTCTCATACATCCAGTCTCAACAAT